TCCTGATACTGATCCATTTCCATTACTGTACTTCCTCAATAAGTTTGTTTAAGTAAAACGATGCTTTCTGTAAATCCTCTAAGGGTTTCATCTTATAGTTATATCTCCAAACATATTTCATAAGGTTACCTTTACAGTATCCTTGAAACTCTAATGTAGTCATACTGGCCTTTATTGCTTCTATGCACTCAACACCACCCATGTTATAGTGCTTGGGTCTGTTTACTGAATCACTCTTTTCTTCTAAATTAGAGACATGTTTATGTTTAATATTTGCTTTTGTCATCTCATCTCTGGCTTTATTTCTTGTTACTCTATCCCATTCTTCGGGAGTAACATCATTCAAACTCGTCATTTCTATAGTCCTCCATAAATTTATCTACACACATCATTAGCCTATCTTCAAAAGCAACAAGTATATCCTCTACAGAAATATCAAGAGCTTCACAAACCAAAGTAACATCGTATTCCTCTGTTATGGCTTCCTTTAATTCCTCAAAAGTTAGAGACATGGTTTCTTATCCTTGATGTACTTGTGTAATTCTGAAATTGTATTTGCAGTATAGCATAAAAAGCCTTCCTTTGCACACCATTCTTCCATAGTTGTCTTACTATTTTTCCTAATTTTTTTCTTCTTACTGGACAAAATAAACACAAGCTCCCACCCTTCGTCCTTTAGGGAGTCTCTTATTGCCTTGTATTTCTGTATGTCTCCTGCCCTAAAGAATCCCTTACACTCTATTAATATCTTTTTCTTTTCATGTACAAAGTCTGGAACGTAGTGCCTATAGGTAACATAGGGTAATCTATACGGTTCGTAAAGATAGTCCGGCTTCTTTAACTGTAAAGCAACTTGTTTTTCTAACCCTGATCTATACTGTTGGCTCAAGGGATATCTCCATAACTTTAGGTTCAAACTCAACATGACTAAAGAATCTAGGCCCACCTGAATATGCAAATGCTCTTAGGTCAGGATAGCAATGTGCTTTAAACTGACAATAAGAACACCCTGCTTGTAGTTTTAAGTTTCCTGACTTACCATCCGGTACAGGATCAAAACATACTTTTTCGGGCTCTACTGGGTTTTCTACTATTCTTTTTACATGCTTAACTCTATCCCTTATTTCTCCCTTTATGTAGTCATAAATGGGTGCTTGAGTATCCTTTAGGTCATACTTTAGGTAAGTTAAGGTTCCATTTACTTTATCCATAGCTAACCACCCAAACTCTGTTTCTCCTTCTGAATGGGCATAGGCTTTTATCTGATCCAAATAACCAAAGGGATCATCCATAGCCAAGGTTCCGTCCTTAAACTTCTTAAAGCCAAAGGAACTAGCGGATTTTACATCAGTAACAATACCGTCTATCTTACAGTCCATACTTCCTTGTACACCTTCTACTTCACATCTCTTTTGTTCGTCAGTAACACTATGTCCTGCCATACGGGTAAAGAATAACAACATCTCCTCAACCAAATGGCCGTACATAAACTTAACGTAGGTGTTGGGCCTGATAACTTCTTTCTTTGTACCATTAAAGTGATTCCAGAGGAACTTATCAGTCTTACCTATGTTTGATAATCTAAGTTTCCTATTATCCTGTCTCTTTTCTCTGCCAAACTCCTTTCGCATTAGAGCCTTGACGGACTCCCCAAATTTCTCTATCTCAGCTTCAACATCTACAGAACTGTCAGCATCCTTAGTCTCCATGAGTTTATAAATATCTTCAACTACCGTATATATTTTTTTCATTCTATATGCTCCACAAAAGAACACGTATTTGTTTCCAAGTCTACTTTAAACACACAGACACCTAGTTCTTTCTGTCTTTTTGTTCTAAAATGGCCCGTGCTCTGTGTCTTTACGTCTATAAGGATAAGCTCACCATCCTTTAATACAATTAAATCAATAGGGCCAGTTGAGCTTGAGTTTCTAAAAACTTCCCACCCTCTATCCCAAAACCAGGTAGTAGCCATAAGCTCAGAAATCTCACCCTTTCTCGTCCTTAATGGGTGGTTATTAGTGAGTTTCTGCCCAGTTAGCTCCAACTTTGTATTCTCCTGCAAGTGGACATCCGAGCTTGTAGTATTCTCCTGCTGCTTTAATACATTCAGTCGCCAAGTAGCCAAATTTCTGTGCCATCTCCTGTTTAACTTCTGATTGGATTTCATCATGTATGTTCCCTACAATTTTATATTCAATTTTCCATAGTTTTGCGTACTCATCCAAAAGACATAAGGATTTCTTCATTACTATGGCCCCTGCTGATTGTAACAATGTATTTAATGCACTGTGTTCTGATCGTATACTGACCCTTCTCCCATCCAATCCCTGAATATAACCTCCACTAGCCTTTCCTGTAACTCGTTTTCGTAGCTCATTAAGTGATGGCGTATTTTCGAGGAATCTTTCTTTAAGTCGTTTACCATCTCTACTGTTTCCTCCAAAGAGGCTTCCAATTTTAGCATTTCCGGCCCCATATAAGAAAGCATAAATAAAAGTTTTAGCTTGATCTCTTGTTCTAAGTCCTGCAAGATTTTGGTTTGTAGTATGTATGTCTCCGTTGAGTATTTCATTTGTGTATTCCTCACTTTTCATGTAGTGTGCTAACATTCTAAGCTCTAAACCTGAAGCATCTACACCCACAAGAGAGTAACCTTTAGGTACAGACCAACACGCCCTACACTGTTCTCCATAAGGCGAATATACGGCAGGAACTTGAGCAGTGTTGGGGGATGAATGTGTCATTCTACCAGTAACGGCACCGTTAGAGTTAACATACCCTCTAATCCTACTGTCTTCACTGTCCACAGAATCCAACCAAGAGCTAACCTGTGCTACACGTTTCTGCAACATCAAGTATTCAGCTATCATGCTGACTTCTGGAATACCCTTAACTTCCTGCAATACTTTCTCATCTACTATGGGGTGTCCTTTTTCGGTAAACATCTCTGGTTGCCAACCGAAATACTGTAGGTGTCTTCCTATCTGTTGTCTTGATCCTAGATTAAAAGGTTCCCAATCAATCCTAGAAAACCAACCTTCTGCGGTTTCCCATGAATCACCTAAGAACTTTAGGCCCACTATGGACTTAGTGCCGTCCTTCTTAATCTTCGGTGTTACTTGTTTAACAAAAGTAGGTAAGGGTTTAAAACTTTTCTGTACCTTTTCCTCTAATTCATTTTTCTTCTCCTTTAGTTCAGCCAATAAGATAAAGGCTTTCTCTTGGTCAAACAACCAACCATTACTAATCTGTTTAGCTATTATCTTTTGTGTCTGATGCTCTAAAGAAATAGACTCATCAGAAAAAAACCGTAGCTCTTTAACAAGTTCATTATGTGCTGCCTTAGTAACCCTAACGTCCTGTATGCAATATTCTTCCATCTCTGGTGTAAGCATAGACCAATCAGAATGCTCTCCTTTAGGAAAGCCAAGGATATCTCCCCAGTTCCTTAAAGAGTGTCCACCTTCCCTGTTGGGACAAGCAAGTCTGGATAAGACCAACGTATCACTATGCTTAAACCCAGAGAAATCTATCTTCCACAATCTCTCCAAGACAGGAACATCAAAAGCAATAGAATTATGGCCTACAATGTGCTTATCCTTTAGGTTGGACAGTAACACCCTAAAGTCCTCTGGTTCTTTGATAATAACTGCTTCCTGTTTATCAACAATACAACCAACACAGAATATCTCAGTGGGTTTTAGACCGTCAGTTTCAATGTCAAACCAAAGCATTAGACTTTCCTTTTTTAAAAGTCATCAGAAACCTCCAAAGGACAGCTAGTCTCCTCCATTCGTCCTGTGTCCTTGTTGTAGTAAAGATAACAGGCAGGGCCAGTAAGACCACTAAAGCGATTCTTTAGCACCCTGACGGTAGTTGTGTTCCTAATATAAGGATCTGCGTTCTGTTGATCTCTTTCTAAACCAATGACCATATCCGATAGCTGTGCAATGGCCGCTGAACCCCTAAGTTCCGCTAAAGATATCTGCCCACCATCCTCATGTGCCTTACCTTGGGGTCTTCTCAGGTGAGACACTAAGAACAAGCCTACACCTGTCTCCTGCACAAGTTTTCTCAGGTTAGTCATAATGGAGTCAATGGCCTTCCTTTCATCATTAACTTCTTGGTCACTAACGACTATGCTTAGATGATCCAGAATGATCCACTTACAGTCTAAACCTCTAGCCATGTATCTAACCCTAGCTAGTAGGTTATCCTCTGAAGTAGATCCCCAATGGTCAAACAAATACACCCTTCCAGTTCCTAAAGTTTTCTCCCAACATGTCCTCTTATCTTCTCTGGTTATATTGTCATTAAGATGTAAAGGTTGATTAGCTTCTATGGACATTAAACCTAAAGCAGTTCTAGGGATATCTTCCTCTAATGCCAATATACCTATATTGTCCTCAGTTGCATCTAGGATGTAATGCTGTAGCTCTCTGACCATTTGAGACTTGCCCATACCGGAACCACTGGTAATTGTGACTAGCTCTCTCTCCCTAAACCCAAAGGTAAGATCATTCAAACATTGCCAAGGATAAGGATAAACTAAGACATCCTCCCTATCCATGAGTAAATCCCAAGTGTCCACACCAGAGATAATCCCGTCAGGCTGATATGTCTTTGCATTCCACCATTCCTTAACAAAAGCAGACACCTTATTCGCCACTAGCATATCGCTAGCGTCCTTCATGGGTAAGGTTACATTCTTAGCCTTGTTGGGTGAAAAGAGATCCAAGACACTCCTAGCTGCATCCTGTCCTGCCTTGTCATTATCAAAACATATGACCACACTCTCAAAAGTTTCAAGATATTCTAGGTTCTCCTTTATATCTCTAACGGCACCACTACAACCTGACCTAATGGAAACCACGGGCCACTTATTATCAAACATCTCACTTACTGATAGGGCATCCTTCTCACCCTCAACTATAGTAATAAACTTCTGTCCAGTTCTAAATTTAGATTGTCCAAATAAACCTACGTTGGTAAAATGACCAGTCGTAGAAAATTGCTTAGAGTCAACTACTCGCACTTTAGTGCCGACAATCTCATCTGTACTTTTATCCACATAAGGATAGTGGTGCTTAACTATTTTACCCTTGGTATCGTATTCTACAGACACACCATATAGCTTCATTGTGTCTTTAGATAGCCTCAACTCTGGAATAGCCGCTATTGTTCCTAGCATCTCTACTCTCGCCTTTTTAGTTGGTGTGTGAGGGACAAACTTAGCATCCCCTTCTTTATCTTCTGTTGCTGCTTCATAATGATGACACCCAAGGGAAAAACAATACCCATGCCCATCCGAATACCTACCAAAATTATCCTTAGAGCCACACTTTACGCATGGCTCATGGTGGGAAAATTTATTGCTCTTTTTCCGTTGGGAAACAACGGCCACTAAAAATCGCCCATGTCGATATCAGCTAAAGACAAGACTTTAACTTTGTTTAGATAAGTAGCGACACCGTGGACTGGGTGAGGATTACCTAAAGTATAAGCAATGCGAAGTTTAGAACCTCTGGTTATATGCCCAGTGAATGGCTTACCTTCACCATCAAAGACAGGGATATCATATTTGGACACAAACTTACGTTGTCCTGTTCCTTCATAATCTTTAACCTTTACACCTTTGTTCTTTAATTCATCTACTACGTCTTCTTCCAAAGACAGTGTAAGGGCATACTTACCTGTAGATTGCCCGTTGTACTCCTCATGCTCACTAAGGTTAACGAATGCTGCACTACCTTCTAATACTGACATATTGATACTCCTAAGTTAGTTAACTTGTTGTTTAAAAAATTAATTACCTAAATGGTAAGATTGGATTATACCATATTTTTACTGCTTTGTCTTATACAACGTCCCCTTTTTAAAAATCATCTTCGCCACAATAACTATCCTCTAGTAAATCCTCTATAGTTAACCCGTTGGAAAGTAAGAAAGTTTTCCCACTTTCAACAAGACATAAGGTGCATAAATCATAGTACACCCTAGTGTAGTTATCGTCTTTCCTAACAAGTTCCCGATCATTTAATATACAATTACAGGCTCTACACTTAGACATTTTAATTCTCCTTTAATAGTCCTCTAAAGATGTGTGCTATAACATCTACTGTCCACCCGTTACCTAACATTCTATATCTCTGAGTGTTAGAAACTCCCTCTGTATAACCCTCTGGGACAGTTTGAAGTCTCTCACATTCAAGAGGATCAAGTTTTCTTATACCTGAACCCCTTAATGTAACTGAGGGTATACTACCTCCCCCTGAAGCCGCTCTAAGGGTTACAGATTTATTAAAGTGAACTCTAGGTTTCTTCTCTTTAAACCCACCGTAAATGTTAGACAACATCGGTTCTTTTACATCGCCTAACAAAATGTCTTTAAGAAAAATACCTTTGTCCTTTGGCAGCGAAAGTATAGGAATATTTGTCCAGTATAAGCGTCTACGACTCTGTGCTGATACAAGACTACTATCAATTTCTATAGGCTCAACACCCATATACTTACTGATAATGTCCTGAGATTCTTGTTTCATCTTAACATTTTCTAGCAAGAAATACTTAGGCTGTATTTCTTCCTTAATTCTTATAAACTCAAAAAATAGTTCACTTCTAGGATCATTAAAGTTTAGCTGTTTACCTGCAAAACTAAACCCTTGACAGGGCGAACCACCTATGAGAAGACCGATATTTAAACCGTCAGACTGATTATCAGCAATCTTAACATTTCTAATATCTCCAACTTGAACCGTATCTGGATAATTAGCAGAAGAAACTTTAATCGCATACTTATCTATTTCACTCGCATAATACTTTTCGTAAGACACACCCGCGCGATCTAAAGCTATACGTCCACAGGACATACCGTCGAATAAACTTAATACATTCATTTTAATTTTCCTCTTTAATAGTCCTCACTTTTATCCTCTTCCTCTATGTTTTCAAATGCTCGAAGATACTGGTATTCATTCCAGAGACTCACCAATTCGTCTCGTTCCATCTTCCGAAAAACATCTAAATTATGCTGCCAAACTATATCTTTGGCTTCCTGCAATGACACAAACTGCGTGTGATGATCCACAATGGCCTGTAAGGCATCGTTGTATTCAGGGTCATCTGGAATTACGTCATATCCAATTAGGTTTTCTTTAATCTTACTCATAATATATTCCTCATTCATTCCACATAAATTCTACGTTTAATTGTACAGCACTTCCGTTAATAGACACTGGGTTATCCTCTCTCAGCTCATATAGTGCCTTATAATGCTCGTTGAACACAATAATTCTAGTGCTAACCAAAGTCAACAACAATGCTAGGTCATTATTGGTTAACTTGTCGGCTAGATCTTTAATCTCTGCTGCTTGCATAACTACCTCGCTTAATTTTTTAAAGTATAGGTTTCGATAAAAACACTGCTGATCGTTTATGGGCTTCAGTTTCAAATTGAGGCCAAGCATAATCTTTTTCTCGACGTTGTAGGTGCTTATCCAGTATAACATCGGAATACTTTAACGCCGCATATAGACTACTCTGGGGCAGTAAAGTGGCCTCTGCAATCTCCGGCACCGTGTAGAGAAGATGCTTCTTTAGATCTTTATGGCTACTACAGTTCACCCACTCACGCAATTTTTTCGGTTTTCTAGCCCTCATCTTCGTTTTCCCCATATTTGAAGCTATAATCTGCCGTGGTTTGATAATTGTGAAAGTTACTCTCATTCTCACCATCATCATAACCATTCTGCCAACCTTCGTCCGTTACTCGACAGGGCATCTGTGGATTTCTAACCCCCAAATACTCACCCAAACCGACGTATAAAGCACTTTGCATTTTCATACTTCACTCCCTAAGTTATGGATAAAATAATTCTCAGATTGACCAGTGTTATACACGATAATACCAGAGCGCCACAAAATAAAACCGAAAGGCACAGCAGGGTGATAAACTTTTGTTTTCTCTTGTGTTTTTTTTCAAGTTCAAGCATAGCACTGTTCATTATGTACCCCCTCTTTTGTCTTGATTGCCTTTACATATCCTATACACTCTCCGCTGCAAAGTCCTAGGGACTTGCCACAGTTTCCTACCTGAGTGTCTACCCCATCCACTAATTCTAGCATGATCGGAGAACGCCAACCAGTCCTCGAAATTAGTCAAAGGGATATCTTGTGCTACGTCTCTCGTTAAATCCCAATCAAAGGACACGCTGTAGAGATCACGGTCGCCTGCCATCTCTATAGAGTTAGGTATTGGTGTTGTCATTGTGCAGCCTCCTGATCTTTCCTAAACCAATCAAACGCCCTTTCTTTACACGCCTGTAATTGCTCTTGGGATATCCCTAGACTAACCACAAGAGCATTCGCTTGCTGAATATATACCGATGCATCATCTTCGTCAGTCGCGGACAAAACCAGATATAATGCAAGCGTTAAGCCCTCGGTGTTGTTAAATTCAAAATCTATTTGTTCACTAATCATCTTTTACTGCTCCGTTTTTGAGAAAGATTTACATTTTAATGCGCCAAAAATGGTCTATATTTAGCACTTTTATGCGCTTGTTCACGCTTCTTTTCGTTCACTAGCAGGTTTAATCCAGAGGTAATCGCACCAAAACGGCTCTGAAGCATTGCCCGCGTAGAAATAAGAATCGTCCCAACCGTTACTCGAACATTCAGCGTAATCTTCGTCAGACATTTTCTCGCTATCCATAAAACCCTCGTCAACGGCATAGTCGAGTGCATCTTGCTCGGAATCTCCGTATGCAACGCAAATTAGGCCAAACTCGTGTCCGATTAAATACGCTTTTTGGTCAAATCTAAATCCGTCTTTATTTGCAATTTTCATGCTGTCACCTCCTTATTAAATAATACACCGTTGTATTCGTTGAATAATTCATCAACGCAACGCCTAGCGTCCTCAGACAGGGCCATATACTGCCCCGCTTGTATCATCTTGTGATAGTCGTTGACCCCTTCGCATATACCTTCTTCCAGTGCGTCCTCAACATACTTCCAGTTATCTACTGCCCATTCTCTCAAGTCGGAGTACGTGAATATCGATTTTTTGAAATTATAGGTATCTATATGAGAATCTATGATTTCGTGTAGTCCTCCGTAGCAGTCCAGTAGATCATATAAAACGTCACTGCTATCTATTTTCTCATCACCTACTACTGTCTCTTTTATTTCATCCAGTATTTCATTTTTCATGGTGTCACCTCCCTATCTAAAATTAATTTACGCTCTAAATATTGGAACCCTTTAAAAGAAACATTTTCACGATTACAAATGCGTAACAGTTCGCTGACTCTCTCCGTCTGTGTTAGTCTTCTAAGCATTTCTTTAGTGCCGTAAAGGCAGTCAAACTCAACTTGTATCCTGCCTAATTTAACTGCTGATTCGCTGAAACTCATGCTGTCACCTCCTTAATGCTTTTTAAGGTTACCTTGTTATAATGCTCACCAATCCTTGCTACTACCTTTTTATTAAGATAGTTACCGATGGAATAACCCAACAAAGAGTCTATAGGCGTGTATACTTTTAAGCCATTAAGCATAAATGAATAGCGAGGGTTTCCGTAGTAGCTAGTATCTACGTGCGTAATGTCTTTGATGGCTCCGATGTGCATTTCAATGTTTTTCATGGTGTCACTCCTCTTTGTGTTGAATAAATACAATAAGAACCACTGTTGCCAGTGGCTCCGATGTGCTTACTCAGTGGTTGGGAAGGGGCCAAATATATTCAGCATTACGACCAACGACCTTACCCTTTAGCTTGACCGTTAGCTCGTAAGGGTCATAGATGTGACCGGAGTCGAGCTTCCAACTCCCGTTGTTTGTAGCTTCAAGCACTCTTGCAAGCAGTGCCGTGAGTGCTCCGTCTCTTCGTGTCCAATAGACTTCGATTAACATAATGTGCCTCCGCAGGCTTAGTAAATAAATTCAATATAGACATATTACCCAAAGGTTCCACCAGTGTACAATGATTTATATTCATACTTAAAATTAAGTTTATGTCTTTTTGGTATAGCTTCTTACTTCCTTTTATACACTAATGATTTCCCAGTGTTGGACTATTGGGTACTTCATAGGCACTCACATGTCAACCCTTAGTTCTACAAATGTCTGCCCCATGTATAACCTGTGGATAACTTGACACCATTTGGTCTGACCAATGTATAACCTGTGGATAACTTATGTATAACCTGTGGATAACTTATGCCCCCGAGGGGGACTGGCGGCTATAGATTACTTGTAGTACCCACCCGTATACAAAAAAAAGACAAATGGGAACTTAGGTAGTTATTTTACATACAATAATAACAATAATGGTGTATTTAGTAAGACAAAGCCAAGGGATACTTAAGTCTTTGAATTACTTAGGAATTACTTTGTAGATTGTTTATAGGTATTTATACAATTTACTACATAGAAAATTACTTAGGTTTAACTAAAAATACTTAGGGGTGTCTTTAGTATAAGACAGTCCCTAGAGTAACTAAATGTAACTTTTTTGTAAAATAGTTAAAATAGTTCTTGACATTTAAGAAAAAGTATGCTACACTAAATTAGTAATCTAAGGAACACCAAGATAAAGATTTCTGAATAAACAAAAAACATATTCTTAATGTGAAATCTACAGGGTAGCCCATTAGGCAATTTACACAAGGCAAACTTAAGTTATACTTATGACTACTGATGAAGCTCCAAAGAGGAAGCGTGGGCGGCCTAAAAAGACTGAAATGGTGTCTCGAAAGAGAGGTGCTACTGGTTTATCCAGAGGTAGGCCCAAAGGTGATGCTGCGATTATCAATGAATATAAAGGGAGGATGCTGTCTTCCCCTAAGTCTAAGCTAGTATTAGAGTCTATATTCAATGCAGCACTTAATGATGAACATAAACATCAAGCAGCAGCTTGGAAGCTAGTAGTTGATAGGATAATGCCCCTAAGTTACTTTGAGAAAGATAAGGTAGCAGGGGGTAAAAGTGCTATCAATATCTCCATTACTGGTGTAGGTGGAGAACAAACCACAATATCTTCAGGTTCCACAACAGATGATATAGACGGTGAAGCACAGTATATAGAATAAGAGTACACTATGTCTAACTTTAAATATTTTACAAAAGATGAGTTTGCTTGTCAGTACACAGGTAACAACCTCATTGAAGATTCTTTAATACATAAACTTGATTTACTTAGGGAGGCATGTGATTTTCCATTTATTATCTCTAGTGGCTATAGAGATCCAACCCATCCAATCGAAGCTAAGAAAACTAAAGCGGGTACTCACAGTAAAGGCATTGCGGCAGACATTAAGGTTCAGAACGGTATGCAACGATATTCTATTGTACAACACGCAATATCACTTGGGTTCAACGGGATTGGAGTTGCTCGTAATTTCATTCATGTTGATATCAGGAATAGTGACTCTGGCCCCACTCCTGTAATGTGGTGTTACTAGAGTGTACTTAGGTATACCTAAGTATTTTTTAGTAAGCCATGACTGACTTAAACGTAGAACTGCTACCTTGGCAACAAGAAGTCTTTGGAGACTACTCAAGATTTAAGGTTATAGCAGCAGGCAGACGTACAGGTAAATCTAGGTTAGCCGCTTGGCTTTTGATAATAAATGGTCTTAGTGAAACTAAAGGACAGGTGTTCTATGTAGCACCAACACAAGGACAAGCTAGGGACATTATGTGGTCTTTGTTGTTGGAACTGGGGCATACTGTAATAGCTAGTTCCCACGTAAACAACCTACAAATAAAACTAATAAATGGGACTACGATAGCTTTAAAGGGTTCAGACAGGCCAGAAACCATGAGGGGTGTGTCTTTAAAGTTCCTTGTCATGGATGAATATGCAGATATGAAGCCAGAGGTTTGGGAACAGATATTAAGACCTGCATTGGCTGACCAGAAAGGAAGTGCATTATTCATTGGAACACCAATGGGACGTAACCACTTCTATGAATTGTATAATTATTCAAAGTTATCTGAAGATGTAGATTTTAAAGGGTGGCACTTTACCAGTTATGATAACCCTTTACTTGATCCAAAGGAAATCAAGTCAGCAGAAAAATCAATGTCTAGGTACTCTTTTAGGCAAGAGTTTTTAGCTTCCTTTGAAGCACAAGGTTCAGAACTGTTTAAGGAAGAAGATGTTACTTTCTTAGATGAAGAACCGGATGAAGGTGATTTCTATATAGCTTGTGATTTAGCAGGTTTTATTGACGTTAACAAAGTAAAAACAAAAACAAGACACTTAGATGAAACAGCCATAGCTATAGTTAAAGTTAGTCAAGAAGGGTGGTGGGTTGCAAACATAGCTCACGGAAGATGGGGTGTAGAAGAAACAGCAAGGAAAATCTTTGAGGTTGTAAGAGAATACCGCCCTATATCCGTAGGAATAGAAAAGGGCGCACTAAAGAATGCAGTCCTTCCTTACATTAGTGACTTAATGAAGAAAAGTCAAGTATTCTTTAGGATTGAAGAACTAACACATGGTAACAAAAAGAAAACAGACAGGATTGTCTGGGCCTTACAGGGTCGTTTTGAACATGGGAATTTAAAATTAAATAAAGGCTCTTGGAATACACAGTTTTTAGACCAACTGTTTCAGTTTCCAAACCCTTTGGTACATGACGATTTAATTGATGCTTTAGCCTACATAGATCAATTAGCGGATACAGCTTACGATATTGACTTAGATACTGAAGATTATCAGTTTACTGACGTTTACGCAGGGTATTAATATGAAGAACTATGATAAAGAAATGTTTGTTGATGAAAGTTTACAAGGTTGGGTCATTGATAAGTGTAACGAATGGCGTGAGAACTTTGAAACTAACTATCAAGAAATATTTGATGAATATTATAGACTATTTAGGGGTACGTGGTCGCCTGAAGATAAAACAAGAAGCTCAGAACGCTCTAGGATTATATCTCCTGCACTTCAGCAAGCAGTAGAGTCCACAGTAGCGGAGATTGAGGAAGCTACGTTTGGTAGAGGACGTTGGTTTGATATTAAGGATGATATTAGAGATCAAAACCAACAGGACATAGCCTACTTACGAGAGAAATTATACGAAGATTTTTCTAAAAATAAGACTAGAAAGGCAATCGCAGAGTGTGTCTTAAACTCAGCTATCTTTGGAACGGGCATTGGAGAGATAACTTTATCCGAAGAAAAAGAAATGATACCTGCAACTGAGCCTGTTATGGGTGGAGACTTAACTGCTGTAGGTGTAAATATTCAGGAACGCACAGTATGTAAATTACGCCCTATTCTTCCCCAAAACTTCCTTATAGACCCAGTAGCTACCTCAATTGAAGATGCTTTAGGTGTTGCTATTGATGAATATGTGCCAAAACATGCCATAGAAATACTACAGGAAGAAGGGGTTTATCGTCAAATTGACCTTGAAAGTGCTTATGTAGATACAGACATTGAAGCAGATAGGAACCTTAGTAACGTCTATGAAGAAAACAAAACAAGAAAAACAACTTACTACGGTTTAGTACCTAGACATCTTTTAGAAAAAGCTCAGAATGAAGGTTTGTTTGATGTAGATGAAGACGGAAATCAAGTAGAAGTAGAAATTATAGAACCTTTGCTTGAAGACGGTGAAGGTTCTACATCAGAAAGCAACAGCTACTACGTTGAGGCTATTGTTGTTATTGCTAATGAAGGTGTACTTCTTAAAGCGGAAGAAAACCCCTACATGATGCAGGATAGGCCAGTAATTGCTTTTCCTTTTGATGTCGTTCCTAGCCGCTTTTGGGGTCGAGGGGTATGCGAGAAAGGGTATAACTCACAAAAAGCCTTAGACGCAGAACTACGAGCTAGAATTGATGCTCTTGCACTAACTGTCCACCCTATGTTGGCTATGGATGCCACTAGAATGCCCAGAGGGTCAAGACCAGAGGTTAGATCAGGAAAAGTAATACTAACTAACGGCAACCCTTCGGAAATCCTACAGCCTTTTAATTTTGGTCAAGTTAGTCAAATTACTTTTTCTCAAGCAGATGCTTTGCAAAGAATGGTACAGGCTGCTACTGGTGCTGTAGACCCTTCTGGGACTACCGCAGGTTCAGACACTAGGTCAGCCGCAGGGTTTTCTATGGGCTTGGGAACCATAATCAAAAGACATAAGAGAACATTAATTAACTTCCAAGAGTCTTTCCTAATACCTTTTGTTACTAAAGTAGCTCACAGGTATATGCAGTTTGAACCTGAACAATATCCTGTCTCTGACTATAAGTTTGTTGCTAGCAGTTCTTTAGGTATTGTAGCTAGGGAATACGAAATAGCACAACTAACTCAACTGTTGCAAACTATGGGAGATTCCCCAGTTAAGAATCAGCTTATTGAGTCCGTTATTGACAATATGAGTTTAAGCAACAGAGAGCAAATTATTGCCTTCATGCGTCAGGCTAATCAACCAGACCCACAGGCAGCTCAAGCAGCTCAAGCAGCACAACAGGTTCAGCTACAGTTCCAACAGTCTCAGTCTAATGCTTTAAATGGTCAAGCACAAGAGTCAGCAGCTAGGGCCGCTAAACTATCAATGGAAACTCAAGTTATACCGCAGGAGATAGAGATTGATAGGATTAAAGCAGTTACAACAAACCTAAGAGCAGGAACAGAGGACGATAAAGAGTTTGAAAGAAGAATTAAAATGTCCGAACAGCTACTAAGGGAGCGTGAGGTTGCAGTTAAAGAACAAACCAAAGCTCCCGAACCTTCTCCTACAGAACAAACAGTTTTAAGATCAATCGGAGGACAACCTTAGTGGCTAAAGAAAAAGACTCTAAGTTAAAAAATGCAGGTGTGTCTGCTTACAACAAACCAAAAAGAACACCAAGCCATCCCACTAAAAAGTTTGTTGTTGTAGCAAAACAGGGAGATCAGACTAAAACAATACGTTTTGGGGATCAGAACATGACAATAAAAAAAGACCAACCTGCTAGGAAGAAAAGTTTTAGGGCTAGACATAAGTGTGACACTAGCCCTCCCAGTAAACTTACGGCTAGATATTGGTCATGTAAGAATTGGTAATTGGTCATACAAGTAGATAGGAGGATGTTATGAAGGGAGTTAATCATTATAAAAAAGATGGTACTTTACATAAAGGCAATACACATAAAATGCCTGATGGTTCTTTACACAGCAACAAAACACATACTAAAACAAGTGCAAAGCTGTTTCATTTTAAAGAGTTATCGGATAAAGCTAAGTTAAAAGCTAAAGGTAAAAAGTAATGGCTGAAAATAAACCAACAAACCCAACCTTGTATTCCAGAGTAAAATCTGAAGCAAAGAAGAAATTTGATGTTTTATCCTTCTGCTTATGCAAATGCTTGGTTAGTTAGGGAGTACAAAAAACGTGGCGGCAAGTACAAAAAAGTCTAAAACAGGATTAACCCGTTGGTTTGCTGAAGATTGGGTTGATGTTAAGACTGGGAAAAAGTGCGGCAGAAAGAAGAAAGAAACAGGTAGACCTTATCCTGCCTGTCGCCCTTCAAAACGTGTTTCAGCTAAAACACCAAAAACTACCAAGGAAATGACTGCTAAAGAGAAAGAAAAGTTTAAGAAGGAAAAAACAGGCCCAAAGAAAATTTCATATCAACATAAACGTAAAAAAAGGAAATAGTTATGGCAATGGGATACGGAACATACGGAACTAAAGTAAGCAAACCAACCAAAAAGAAAATGAAAAACAAGCCTAAGACAACAATGGGCAAGCCTAAGAAAAAAAGAATGTAAAATAATTAAAAAAACACTTGACATTTGTAAAAAAGTATGTTATACTGAAATCTCTATAAAGACTGTCCTAATGAGGAGAAACAGATGGTAGATGAAGAACAAGTAAAACTAGAGAAGTATTATGACTCTTATCGTGAAATGTTTAATACAGAAGGTTGGAAAACTTTATTAAACGACTTACGAAACAATGCGTTAAACATTAATTCAGTGGAAGCTACTAAAGACGAAACTGATTTACATTTTAGAAAAGGACAGTTAGTAGTCATAGCTTCAATGCTTAATTTGGAAACTCAAATAAAAGCAGTTCAGGAAGAACAAGCTAGTACAGAAGAACCTTTTTAATGGGCGTTCTTCTTTATGATTTTAAATGTGATAACGGCCATATTCACGAAGCACTGATAGATTCCTCTAAGAGTTTCAAAAAGTGTGATGTTTGTGAATCTACTGCACATAGAATTATCTCAAGTGTAAACTTTTCTCTTGATCCCATTTCTGGCGATTTTCCAGATGCCACAAGGAAATGGGCTAAACACAGAGAAATGACCATAAAGCAAGAAAGAAAACAGGAAAACTCTTAGAGTCCTGATAATACCCTTTTTCCACAATCGTTAACGGACGGATAAATAATGGGCCAGTTAGTTGAGCGTCAACCAGAGAATGTAGAAACAACGGATGAACAATTATCATCTACTGAAGATTTCGGATCTTCTTCATCTGAACAACCAGTAACAGAAGTAGTAGTCCCTGAGAAATATCAAGGTAAAACAACTGCTGAAATTATCCAGATGCACCAAGAAGCTGAAAAGCTATTGGGTAGACAAAGTTCTGAAGTTGGTGAACTAAGGAAAGTTGTAGATACTTACATTCAAGGCCAGACACAACTCACAAAAGAGCAGGGAAATACGACATCTGCACAAGAAGAAGAAATTGATTTCTTTTCGGAGCCAGAGAAGGCTATTCAGCAGCAGATTAGTAAACACCCTAAAATATTAGAAGCGGAACAAATTAGTCAACAGTACAAGCAGGAAACTGCTAAAGCTCAGTTACAGAAACTTCATCCAGATATGGCTGAAATTGTAGCTGACAAAAAGTTTCAAGACTGGGTGACTGCCTCTAAAGTTCGACAAAAGTTATTCCAACAGGCTGATAAGATGTATGATTATGAGACTGCCGATGAACTTTTTAACCTTTGGAAAGATCGTGTTCAAGCTGTACAGCAAACTGCTAACAGTGAAAAGCAAGAACGAAAACAAGCGGTTAAGAATGCTTCAGTAGGCACTACTCAAGGTTCTACAGCTCCATCCTCAAGGAAAATCTACCGTCGATCTGACATTATGGATCTTATGAAAACTAACCCTAGTCGGTATTTAGCCCTTTCAGATGAAATACTACAGGCTTATGCTGAGAAAAGGGTACGTTAACTACTCAAATTTAAAGCAAAAGGAAAATTATCATGGCTACACAACCCGCATACGTATCGTCCACATCAGGGGCGTTTGGAACAGCCGCTAAAGCTATTAGCGCAACGGAAGCTGCAACTTTTATCCCCGAAATTTGGTCGGATGAGATTGTTGCTTCATACGAAAAGAACCTAGTCTTAGCTAATCTTGTCAAGAAAATGACCATGCAAGGAAAGAAGGGTGACACCATTCACATTCCTTCGCCTGATCGTGGTGCCGCCAGTTCTAAAACTGAAGGTACTTTGGTCAACATTCTTCATGGTACATCTACTGAAGTACAAGTATCAATTAACCAACACTACGAGTATTCTCGACTTATTGACGATATTGCAGATGTACAAGCTCTTGCGG